GGCCAGCGCTCGACAAAGGATTCCACCATGCGGCTGCCGGTCAGATCCCAGCCGGCGCGGTTCATCGTGGTGACAACTCGAAAGATCACGCGGCCCACATTCTCAGTTCGCGTTGCCATTCATCGGCAAAGGCGCAGTTTTCGTATCCCGGCATGGTCGGAATGCCATCGGTGAAATGCACAATCACCGGATCCACCGCAGGATCGGAATGGCCCACCAGCCAGTTCCATTTTACGTCCAGCTGGCCGATCAGCTCGTCAGGCAACCAGCAGAAGCGGTGCAGATCCCGGCCGGGCAGATTGTTGATGTCGGCGATCGTCAGGGCCTTGTTGGCCGGGTGATCGCAGTTGAACAGGCAAACGCTCGACCAATTCTTGCGCGCGTATGGCAGCTGCGCCTGGCCGTCCATCTTCAGGCCCGCCGGCGGCGAGAATTGGTGCTTTACCACCATCACTGCTTTGGCGGGATCAGCGTGCTCGAACAGCCGGTCCATATTTTTGCGGGCCAATACATCGCCATCGACAAACAAGGCCCAACCGTCACTGGCGAGGTGTGGGACAAGGAACCGCGAAATCGCGAATTCCGTGGCCATAGGCGCTTCGGATATGTCATCCCAAAGCCGCCCGTCGCGGCGGCTTGTCGGCCGCGTATAGAGGCTGTGACCGCGCAGCGCATCCAGCACCACACCCTTTATCGGGATCTGGGAAATCGTGTTTCGCCAAATGGAATTCCGCGCCACCGCATAGGCGCCGGCCTCGCGCGGGTCATACCCTATCCAGATTGATCGCCTCGCACGCTGCGGTGAATTCATCCAGGGCCTGCGCAAAGGGTTTTGTTGGGAAGGCCTTCAAGTCAGACGCCGGCGATGCGTTCACCACAGTGAAGCCGCGATCGGCCAGGACAGGAGCGGCCATCTCGAAAGCCTTAAGCCAACGCTGAAAATTTCCGGGCGTGGGATTGTTTGCCATCGACCAGTTGTTGCGACCGTACCAATGCGCGCCATTGCGATCGTTCAGATCGAGGCCGGTCAGGATGATGAACGGTGCGCCAAACTGCGCGACCAGGTTCAGGGCTTGAAAGCCGCTATTGCCCCCGCCGCCTACGGTGCCATCGAACTGCAGCTGATCGGAATAGTCCGGCCCCTTTTTCGCGGGCTTGATCGTGACGCCCACCAGGCCAGGATATTCCCTGGCGACTTCGTTCCCGGCCCAGCACATTTTCAGGCCGGTATATTCGGGCAGACCTCGCCGGTGCTTCCACCAGGCCGCATCGCAGCCATAAACGACATCAGCCCAGGGACAAATATCGACGTTCTGTTTTATCGCCAGCACCTTCGCGCGGCCGCGCGCCAGCTGCAGATCGATCTTTCTCAGCGATGGCCCAGAAGCGACGATCACCGCCACTTGGCCGCGCCAATCGGGCCAGCCTATTTCTCGGCGGTCAGGTGCCTGGTGCGATATTCCCCGATTTTCTCGCGAAGGGTCGGGGTGTCCCATCCGTGGAAAGGGCGCTTGCCGCTGACCTCCTGGTATTCGACGCGCGCCGCGGTCAATTCGCCATCGCCGGCAGGCTGTTCTTGAACAACGGCGCCGCCGACGCGCTCTGCCTTGCTGCGGCGGACCAGGCGATCGGCATCGTTTTCGCTGTCCACCGTGAATTCCTGGCCGGCGACGTATTCGCAGCCGCGGCTATGGTCATACATGCGGCGAACCGCGCGCATTTTGATTTGCATCTTTTTCCCTTTTAAAAAACTGGCCGGGGATTTCGCCCCGGCCAGATCTGTTCATTCCCGCGCTTAACGGTAATTGCCGCCGGAAATGTATTGGGCGGCGCCGCTGCGGGCCTTCGTCCAGTTGATGAACCGTTCCACCAGGATGGCGACCTGGTTGGTCTGGAACATCGACACCATGTTGGTCGAAGCGGTCGGAGGAGAATCCGGCGCATCGTCGGTCTGGATGGATGCTTCGGTCGAAACATTGACCTCCACACCGCCATCGTCGGCCATCAGGATGCTTTGGGCAGACAAGGCCACGATGATACGGCCATCCGCCGGAGAACCGCCATTCGCGGCGACGTTTTCCGAGGTGACAACCGGCACGCCCTCGATGTTCCCGCCGTCCTTGTTGACATCCGGGAATTCCTTCGAACCGAAGTCATTCCGCATCAGCCCCAAGCGCAGGCCTTGGCTTTGCGACATCACCACCACCAGATCATCCAGGCTGTAGTTCGCGGCGGTATAGGCCGCCAACAAGCTGGCGAAGTCCGAACGGAACGCATCCGCGGTCAGGCCGCTGGCGGTGACCGGAGTCACGCCATTGGTGATCGAAGCCGGCGAAACGCCCGAAACCGCCGCCTTGGACGGATCCAGGAAATCGTTATCGGTCAGCTTGATGATCGCCTTGGTCAGCGAACTGACCATCATGGTTTCCGCACTCGGCGAACTGAACTTCATGAGTTCCTTGGTCATGAAGGTCAGACCGGCAACCTTGGCGAAGTCCAGGGTCACGGTGTCCAGCGCGCCCTTGCTAACGGGCTTCACCATGCCCTGACCAACCCAGTAGGCGGTGGTTTCGCCGGTTTCGCGCGGCACCTTGATGTTGAAAGGCACTTGGCGAATGCCGGGGATCCGGCCGATGATGGTTTTGGGACGCAGCAGCTCGATGAACTCGTTCTGCAGGTTCTGGTAAGTCACCAGCGCGCCCGCCCAAGCCGAATCCGTGGTGCTGCCGGCGGTCACCGCAGCCTTGGCCAGGATGTCATGCGGGGTCTTCAGGACGGCAGCGATGTCATCGCCCCAACCCTTCGAAGCTGCGATTTCATGGGCCGGAATGTTCCATTCCTTCGCCATGTAGCGAGCGCCAAGGATCCGAACCATGCCGACGCCCTTGGGAAGCGCTGTGCCGATCACCTGAACGCGGCCGTTGGTCGGAGCACGGGCATCGGAAGCCACGGCGGAATCGGTGCCAGCTGCCGCCTTGGCTGTCGTGACCAGGGACTTTTCGCGCGCGCGCAAGCGCACGAGATGGTCGTCGATTTCCTTCACTTCGGCGAAAAGCGTGTCGTAGGTTTCCTTCTGGGCGGCATCCAGGGTCATGCCGCTCTCGGCGGCGGTGTCCATGATGGTGTCCATTTCCGCGCTCTTGGATTCGCGCGTCGCCAGGAATGCAGCGATCTGTTCTGCGATGGTCTTTTTCACGGTGGTGGCCTCCTTGGCCTTAACGGGTTTGATTGTTTTTCCCGTGACGCCGGGGGGGACTGTCTCTCGCGCCTGCCCCTGGCCTGTCGCGGCCAGCAATTCGCGATCGATAGATTTGATGGCGGTGATGGTGGCGGATCCGTTCGCCGGGATAGTCACCGCGGAAAGTTCAAGCCACAGCCATTTGAGAAAGCGCAGGCCATAGGATCCATCGATCCGCGCATATTCTTGTTCCTTGAAGCCGATCGACAGGCCGCGCACCAAACCCTTTTTGATGCATTGCCAGGCATAATCGAGCTGGTCTTTCAGCAGGCCCGGTTCATCCTCACGTTCGATCTGGGCGGTGATCTGGATCCCGGCATCGGTCACCTTCGCGGCGGTGACATGGCCGATCGGCTTATCACTGTCATGCTGCCAAAGAAGCGGGATCGGAAGTTTGAATTCGGCGCCCTTCGGCTCCACGATGTCGCCGACGCGATCAGTTTCAGGCGTTGTCGCGATGCCGGTGATGATCCGCTTATCGTCATCGACAGATTTGATGGTCAGCAGCGAATAAGCGCGTTGCATAGGATTTCCTTTCAAACATGAAAGATCTGGTATTCCTTGGGCTTCGGCGCTTCGGGATTGCGGCTCATGAGCTGCGCCGCGTTGAACCCAGCCATCAGCGGATCGATCTTTGCTTTCCCAGCTGCCTGCTTGGTGATCAGGACCGCATTTCCGCGCTGTTCGACTTTGGCGTTCCCGACAACCCACAGCATCATCGCCAGCCCGGAATGCCAGAACGTGCCGTCCTTCAGTTTTCGTTCGGTGCCCCATATCGCACCGGACAATCGATAGCCCTGCGAAATGCCGACAACCTGTTCGCCCTCGATCTTGCGCGCGGCTAGTTCATCGACCATTGCGGCAACGCCGACAGGATCGAGGCCAATGGCCGCTTTCTCAGGCAGCAATCCCGCATCGCGAACGCGCTCGCATATGTCGGCGGCTTCCTCGATGTCCTGGGTGGCGGTTTCGCAGAGGGTCAGCGAACCCTCTGTGATGAAATCATTCAGCCGCGGAGCGATTTCCTTGCGGCGTTCGAAAACATCCTTCTGTGCCCAGGCATGATTCCACATCAGCCAGTCGCGGGTCAGTTTGCAGCGGCCGATCACCGCCAGGCCGAACAGATCGTCCAGGCCGCCGCCATCGATGCCGATCACCACGACTTCGGATCGCGCGATCAATTCGTCCAGGGTCAGCTTGGGATCTGCAGCGGCGGCCCAATACTCGGCGCCGGCCCATCGATCGAACCCAAGCGCGACCCCGATTTCGACGTTCAGATGTTTGGCGTAAAAGTCGGCCAGGCCACCAGGTCCGCCGTTCTGTGCCTTTTCGAATTCCGTCAGAAGGAATTCCACCCCGACGCTGGCGCCCATGTTCGGGTTTGTGATGTAGAAATTTTCGGGCTTTTTGTAAGCGCCGGTTTCCAGCATGGCTTTCGGGAATTCGTACAGGATCCCCATCGATCGCGGCGCGGTGATCCGGCCATCGCGGATCGCCCGGAAGCGATCCAGATCTGCCTTGAACACGCCCGCCGGCGCTTCGTCCGATTGCGTGGAAAGCTTGATCACGAAACCTTCGGGCCGGCTGGCCAGGCCGCCGATCGCCTCGCGCAGCATGCTTTCAGCTTTGGCCATTTTCCCGAATAGCCACATTTCTTCGATAAGGATGAACCCGGCTTTCGACCCGCCGACTGTTTCAGAATCCGCCGCCAGGATTTTTAGTTCTGCCTTGGTGGTGCGGTGTTCGATCATCCGCAGATGTGGAACTGGCCGCAGTATCGTCGCGAGCTCGGAATTGAACTGCACCATCCCCATCGCAGGATCTGCAGCGTTTTTCGCCACCTTGAGCGTGGGAGCGATGATGGTCAGTTCGTTTTTCAGTCGCCAGTTTCGCACCAGGGCGGTGATCATGATCGCCGCGGCCATGGTGGATTTTGTGTTTTTCTTGGAAATCAGCTCGAAGAATTCATTGATGTGTCGAAGGCCCGTTTCGGGATCGAACGCGCCGAAGATCGCTCCGACAAAATCAAAAATCCATTGCCGGGAAACTTCGCCAAACGTCGGCGGCCGCAGACCGCCAAAGCCATCATCGACCCACGGCATGTCCACTATTGGCAACGCCTTGAACACTTTCAGCGCGGCTTCGGCTTCGTCCGGGAAAAGAGGGGGACACGGTACCAACGACTCCCGGTTGACTATGCGTCGCTCCCAATCCGGGCAGGCAGTTGACCAGGTGGGGATCATGTTTTCTTGGTGTTATCCACCGCTAGGCGGGGCGGTGGCGGCGGAGCGAATGTCCCGCCTCCTGATGCAGCTGCCGCCGCGGCCGCCCGGCTGGCGGCTTTCTTGCCGAGGTTCGGCCCTTGTCGCTCGGCGCCTGGGCGCTCTTGCGGATCCGTGATCACGGTCAGGGCTTCCAGCCGGTTCGTGGCGCCCACCACGCCGTCGGCCATCTGTTCATCCAGTGAGTCCAGCACCCTGGCCCGGTACCGGGCGTTGCCGGTGCGGATCTCCTCGCCAAAGCTGGCTTTCAGCTCCCCCACCGTCATGCCCAGGGCGCGCGCCACCTGGTCGACGTTCATCTTGCAGCCGATGTACCGAACCACCTTCTTCGCGAGGGCGGGGGTCCACTTCGAACTGTCGCCGCGGCGGGAATTAATTCTCGATTTTAATTCCTTCGGAAAATAAACCCGGATCCAGGGAATTGAATGGCTGACCAGCTTCGCGATGTCCAGGCGCGATCGCGATTTTTCAAATCGACCCTCCCCCCCGGGGGTTGGGATCGATGCTGGCGGCGGCGGGGTGCGGTCAGTCCCAGCAGCCTGCAGGCTCGGCGGCCTCTTGCTGCTGCTTGTGTTTGTTGTGGCAAGGATCTGCGCACAATGTCTGCAGGTTCTTGGGATCCCAAAACAATTTGGGATTGCCGCGATGCCGCTTGATGTGATCGGCATGCAGCTGTGAATGATCGGGCTGAACCTTGCCGCACATTTGGCAGGTGAATAGATCCCGAACCAGGATCGACCATCGAAGCTTTCGCCACTTGGCCAGCTTGTACCAGGAACGCCAGTCAGGCGGCGCAATGGTGCTTTGCTGTTTCGCTGCAGGATCTTGGGTGTATGCGATGCGAGATGGCAGGCATGCCAGCATCGGCTTGAGTATGGTCAGCTTGCCCATGTTGGGCGCTGATCCTTTAGCGCGGCACGGTGGGGACAGATCCACCGTTCGAATGATTGGTGCTGGGTGCATAACCGGCACGATCACGGGCAGCGAAGATCACCACGGCAAGGAACGCTGCAACACACAGTGCAGCGATCATGGTCTTGCTCAGTCCACCCTTACCGCCGGGCATTCCGCCTGTTTCGCTCATCGCTTTCCCCTTTGCAGATAGTGACTTTAGCAGCGATTTATATGGCTCTGATCACTGCGTCCGCACCTTTGGGTGAATCACCTTTGTATGGTGGTCACGCGCAGCAAGTGCGCAAGCTATAGGAACGATGCGCGCGGAGAGTCAACGGGCGCGGAACAAAGCGAAACCTCATCGAAAGGAATTTTCACTTCACGCTCTGCACCAAGGAATTTCACCATCGCGCTAATTA